AGGTAAGCAATACCATTGCCGACGAAGTCAGATGTCAGTGCATCTGAACCTGTCAGCTCTGACTCGGCAAGCAAGTCAGCGGGTGCGCTTGTCTGACTGCCATCAAACTTCTGAATGCGGATGCCAGATGGATCATCTCCGCCATCAATTACCCAGTCTGAAGTGGTGACAAAACCGTTGGAATCAAGAGTGACAACCTGATCGTTTATGTAGATGTCCCCGATCTCTTCGACTTCATGCGCAGCTAGGACGATGATCTGGTGCAGATACTTATTCTTATCCCCAGTTGACTCATAAAAGGTAACAGTTCCGCCCTTGCGGACCTGCCCATACACGAAGTCAGCGGAGGCTGTCGCATCTCGCGAGTTGACCAAAGTACCTTGCGATCCAAAAGATGAGAAGTCAGGCTTCGGAGCTAAAGCAGAGATAGCCCAAGATGTTACGGCTGAAATAGCAATAGTGCTGACAGCAGTTGCTAAAATTGCCATACCAGTTGAGAGGCCAACCGTACCCGAGAAGTATGCAAACAGAGTGACCGGATCACGCGGAGCCGCGTCCCAGCGGGAGTGACGCATCACATTATATGGAATATTCTTACTCATGCTTTAATCCACGCCTCATCAATATCGTCTAGCGGTAGGTATAGCACACCAACCTTATCCAAGAAAGCGCCTCTGCTGCCAGTGCATATGCCCATCGCAACGCCTGTCACCCACTTGCGAGCCTTCTTTGTTGTCACCAGCGCACCAAGCGGCGGGATGCCGCTTACACGCTCAAGCCTGCTGTCCACTGCCTTATTGAAATCAGAGTGGCGAAACTCTTTGACCAACTCATCCCTGCGCATTGGCCTGCCGTCAACCATGTATCTGTCCAGCCAGTCATCCGCCCAGCCTTTGCCGTACATGGCCCGAAAGGCGTCATTGGTGAACGTGAGGCAATCGTGTTGGCCCCATGAAAAAGGCTCACCCCTCATCGCCTTCAAATAAGCGTTGAGATGCTCGCGCGGACCCATTACTCAGAACTAACCTCGCGGCCCCAAACAATGTCGCGATCCTGCAATGATGAAACATAGGAGAAGAACGTGTCACCACTGTGTCGTGACTGCTGACTCCCCTCGGTATAACGCCAGTTTGATGCTTTCTCCAAGCGGATCAGCTTGCTCTCAACGGCCAGAGATATGATGCTAGTCTCACCACTATCTTCAATCGTCATGACGTTCATTAAGCCACTGAACACTTCAATCGGCGTCGTGGTGTCGGTCGTGCCAAAGTAAATCTTACACGCACGGTTTTGATAAGGCTCTTGGATCGCCAGAGATACAAGCGAGGCCGGAACGCCAGACAACTGCAAGGTGATGCTCTTGGCCGACAGATCGTTTACCTCGTCAATGCCGGTGATCGACAAAAGATTTCCGCTGCCAAGGTAGGTGTCTCCGCCTATCGTCTTGTCGCCGTATCCGGTCCAAAAGCGCACAGGCGCACTGTCAAAGAGCATCTCAACCGCATAAAACGGGAGAACTTCCGGCTGGCCCAGAGCGGTCAATAAGGATGCTGGTGTGCTGCGAGTCATAATGCCTCCATCGCCGCAAACGTAATGCCATATATGCTGGCCTCGTTCACTGACCAAGATTGCTCGTTTGATGAAAGGCGAAACACGCCAGCGGCGCTGGTTAGATCGGCAGAGACGTTTGATTGGTCCGCTCTCAAGGCAGGCCATATCTCCAAAGTGCCTGATCCGCTTTGATCCTGCAAAACCTTGTGCAACCGTGCGTCAGCGCCGGAACCAAGCTGAATGTAATCACCTGCGAGCAATGTTCCAGTCATCGTTGTTGATACGCTGCTGTCGCCAGTTGAACCTGTGATGTTGACTGTGGTCGCCGTGCCGCGAGGAGCCGTCCCTGACGGATCATTCAGCAGGAAAGTGCCAAACTGCCCACGCAGGCTGACTAGGAATGCGATCCATTGCTCGGCGTCTGCACGCTTCATGGGTGGCAGCGTTACATCCGCCTGCCAGGTTTGTCCCGAATAAGCATGAGCCTGGCCAGCAAAGGTGAATGGGCTTTTACTATAAGCAACAGCGTTGATAGCAGTAAGCTCAACGCTCATAATGCCAGTGTGCGATGGCAGGGCCAAAGGATAGCTAATACTCATGCGAATGCCCTTCCATATGATCCGCCGCGACGTTTCGCATCTACTACTGCCGACTTGGCACTTTCCGCAATCTGCGGCATTAGCTGCTTGATCTCTGTGCGTACAGTTTGTTGTACACCAGTGGAAACATTAATTGTTTGATTGACAACAACCTGGCCGCCGCCTTGGCCTCTGGTGTGATCTGTAACAGTCTCTCTTGGGTGCAGCATGGCCATGAAGCCGCCCTTGCCGTCCAAGCCACCAGCTCGGGGACCGCTGCCCGTGTAGCCTCCGCCAGCGAATGTGCGGGCCATAGGGCGGACGTTACCAGTCCCAAGCGGCATGGACGGGCCAGAGACTTGGTTGGCGTTAAAGAAGCCACCGACGGCGCTCGTGATGAACCCAGTGATCTGCTTGACCACAAACACGCGATACAGCTCTTTGATGATCTCAGAGGCCATGGACTTAAATGCTTCTTTTGTTGACTTTGTACCGTCAACAGCACTCATCATGGCGTCCTCGAATGACTGACCGACTGAATCCATTATTCCATTAAGTCGCTTCATGGATGGTGAAAGCTCACTGTTCACCTTTGCTGCAATTTTGGACAAACCTTTAGGAGCATTGTCATTCAACTTCGCAGCAGCAGCGGCGGCGTCATCAAGCTGCTTTCTGAACTCATCCATATATGTGAACTGGCGTGGATCACTTCCGCGACCACCTTTGAACACGCTCTTTTCAAACACTAACCCCTTAACAACAAGTTGGCCCATAACCGTGTCTTCATCCTGAAGCGTCTTCAGTCGTTCATCATGGGCCTTCTTCATAGAGTTAAACAAAACACTCATGTCGCCAGCTTTCATGTTCATTTGACGTAACATGGCGTCCTGGTAGAATAGCTTGTCGCTGGAATCAGTGAGTGTTTTAAACCGATCCTTTTCAGTTTTATCAACAGCTTTGGCTTGATTCAATATGCTAGTAACTAATCCAAATTGCTGCGCGTAATCCGCCAACTGCTTCTCCAGCTCAGGCGTCAACAATTCGTTTGCAGTTAAGGTGTCAGTGACAATTTTAAGTTTCTTAGCGGCCTCTTCACGGCTTTTGGCGTCCAGACCATTCATGATGTTTCGTAAATCTTGCAAATCTCTCAGATTAGCTACAGCTTCTTCATACTCAAATGACATGGATTCAGTAGGGTCAACTCCCTCTGGAAGAGCATCAAATTCATTTTGCAACGCTTTGACTTGACCTATAGCCCTGTCAAGATCTGCCTGCGGGGCGAACTTATCAATCACGTTGACAATAGCTGCGCTGCGTTGCTCCTCAGCAACTCTCTCTATCATATTAAGAACGCTAGAGTATTCAGCCAAAACCATCTGCGCGGGCTTTGACATACTCTTTCCAAGAGCCTCGAAGTCAACTTTGTCCAAGGTGTCAAATGCTTTGTTTAAGTCTTCTACTGCTGTCTTTGCATTCCCCGAAGCCTTCTTCGTCTTCTCAACCGCAACGGCAAACGCCGCAAAGATAGCGACCGCCGCACCGACAACTGCACCAATCGGTCCAAAGATTTGCAATAGCTGTGGAGCCTGCTGACCGAATGCCTGCATCTTGGATGTGCCATTGGCAACCTGAACCGCAAAGTCACCCACCTGATAACCTGCCTGCTGCATCCCGCCCATGGCAAATTTTCGCATGTTGGTATTGCCGACAGTAACGCTATTATTAAAGCTACCCATCTTTGACTGAGCATTCTGCACTGATTGACCAACGCGCTGAGTGGACTTAGAAACTTGATCTAAGCCCTTAACTGCCGCATTGGTCTGGGCCGCGATAATAATGTTGATCTTTTCACTCATTTTTATCCCGCTCCTCAATCAGCGCAAAGTATGCGATCCATTCATTATACTCCGAAAGGCTGATTTCCTCAATCTCTGAGATGGTCTTGCCTAATCTAAGCGCCAACCCAAGAAGGTTGAACCTGAATGGATCGCCCTTTAGTTTTTTAGATGGTCCTCTGCGCTATCAGTATCAAAGATAGAACCAAAGACCTTCGCAATCACGTTGACAGGCTCGCCAAGAAGGATCGCCTTATCTTCCAATGTGAATGCTTTTTCGCCAGCTTCATCCTCGCATTTGACAATAATCATCTCGACCATTGCACTCATGCTGGGTTCAGCCAGAAAGTTAGGGTATTTGCGCTGGACCTTCTCAATGTCTCTTGCGGAGACCTCGGTGAAGTAAAGGCGAAGCGGATTGTCCGCCTCGCCCCACTCTTCAACGTCAGAGAAACCACGCTGCTGTTCCGCTCGCTTCGCCGCGATACGTTTTGCTAGGGTCATGTTTTACACCGTTGTTTGTGTTAATGCACCATTACCCTGCACTGAAATTGACATCTCCACAAGCCCATCAAATGATGAACTAACTGAACGACCAGTTACGATGGCTGAACCAGAAAGATAAGTATCTCCGGCTGTATCGCCTTCAGGGTAAAGGTTCAGAGTTACCTCTGCACCGATTGTGAGACCGCCCTGACCCGCTGTGTCAGATTCGTCCCAAAATACATCAACAGAACCAGAGAAGCTGGTCAGTGATGGTTTGTACGTCCGAGCGGAATCGCCCATGGATGTATCTTCAAGTGTGTCCGCAGTTTCCTCAATTGAGAAGGAACGGATTTCTGCAATCGCGTCGGAACCGACCTTTACGGTGCCTTCGCTACCAGCGTGCGTAGCCATGGTGTATCTCCTATCTGGCCGTTTCCACATCATCAATGTCGGTGGAATACTCGACACTGAAGTTTAATCTGGCGACACCAACAGGCTGTTCGGCCTCCCCAGAGAAATCTATTTCAGTACCCGAAAGCACTGTATTCTTCGCAAGACCATTCAGAGAGTAATCCCCGGCGATGGCCTCTTCGACCTGAACGCAGATTGCGTCAAGATCGTTGTCCAAATTAGCCGTTGCTAACGCATAAACGTCAACATTGACCGTCAGCGTCCTCATAAGCGTTTTCCGACCCAAAGTCATCAGGCCGGACTGCTCTGCGCCCGCATAAACAGTTATAGCAGGTAATTTAGCCTCTGTCAGTGGGTAAACGCGACTGCCGTAGACCCTAGACGAAACTAAGGCCACATTGCTGTTGAGCAACGTAGCCATTCTCTCTCTGATTTGCTGGCGGACATGAGACATTATGATTTTTCCAATTGCACTACGGTGGCACCAGTACCATCGTGAACCCAAGCCCTAACAACGTACTCAATGGAATTGATAACCATTCTATCAGTTTCTGAGATGTACGGTATGTCAGATGTCCGACAGGTGGCCTGCGGCTGCTCCTGATGAACCTGGACGAAGCCACCATTGTCCACTGGGATAGTTTCGTTGTCGAAGATGACATTGATGTAAGTGTCACCCATCGCGCCCATGCGCTTATAAAGCACCCGAGTGGCAAACTCATCTACCGAAAGTATTGCAGCAAGATCACTCGTCAGAGGCAGGGCCATCTTCAACTTCCTCCGGTGGGGTATAAACTTCTGCGTAGCCGCGAGAGATTAGCTTGTCTGCGACCCTATCATCAACGTCATGGCTGCTGCCGCTCTTGTGGCTCTTGCCACCCCAACTTGCCTTCTTGATAAGAGTTATCATCATTTGCTTGATCTCCGAGTAACCTTTTTAGCAGGCTTGCTCTTTGGCAGAGCAACGGAGCGGTCCTCAACTTCCTTCGCAGGCTGCGGAGCATCAACATACTCAACGCGGCCCATGGCGGTCAGGGAGCGAGCATTATCGTCGGATAAATTTAAAATGTCACCCGCATTGCAGCGAGAGTTATCAATTACACAAGATTTCAAGACTAGATATGGCATAGAAAACTCCTAATAAGTTGGTGGGGACCGAAGCCCCCACCAGCTATATTATGCGCCGTCGTTGTTAAACGCAAACGATACAGCGTGACGTACAGCCACATCGCATGTTTGCAGTGCAACGATGCGTACAGTGCCGCTTGTGCTGCTGGTGTATGGATCAACAACAATGTCCAAGCCGCCGTACATGCCGATCAGCAAGTCAGCAAAGTTGCCGAAGTACAGATCGCCTGCTGTGACTTGGTTGGACACGATGGTGTTGTAACCATTCATGTTGCCGTCTGGACCAACTACGAACTGGCCTGAACCAGCGTCTTTTGCAGTTGTTTTCAGAGCGCCATACATGCCTGCTGGGGCGATGTATGCCAAGTTGCCGGACAAAGCATTATCTTCTGCAACCGCAGTTTCCATCGCAACAACTTCTGCGAAGGTTGGGTTTGCACCAGCAAAGTTGGTTGGAGCGTTGATGCCAGATGTGTTCTTCACACCTGTTGGCTGACCAGAAGAACCCGAGCCTGCCAACGCGCCCAGGTCAATTGCAAGGGCAATTGCAGTGGACAAGTCGTTGCGAACGAGGGCTTCAATGTCCAAGCTGGACTGCATCATCATCAGACGTGTGATGTCTGTGTGCGCGCCGAGTGTCTTTGGTGCCATTGTGACTTGGCCCAAAGTTGGCTCGCTCTCAGAAGCAGCGCCACCTTCAGTGGAGATCCAAGAAGCAGCCGATGCGGCAGTTTTCTTTGGGATCTTCACGTTGCCGGACAAACCGGACAACATTGTAGCGCCAGCCTGCATAACCGAAGATTGGTTGCGCAGAACGTCGATGAAAGAACCGCCACGGAAGTCATCTGCA